TCAGATGCAACAAGTGAGAATGATGACTTTATATTCTCAGCCACGAACAACCTCTGTTCAATCGTAAGATTAAAAGACTCAAAGCTATATAAATGTAGATACGAGCAAGGCGGTGAGACTGTGGATGCACCATGTGGAATGGCTCAGGGATTCGATAAGATGTACATCTTTAGAACCACAAAGACCACATTATCAGCAAGTCCTGTTCTTAATCGTGTGGCTATTACTTCAGGCTCTCAGTCGGGTCAGACGATCACGATAAACACAGTATCTAATCATAATCGTCTTGTAGGGGACTTTGTGACATTAACACGATTGGGCAATTGGGAGTATGACCCGAATGACTGTTACCAAGTCGCAAGCATTCCATCATCGACGCAGTTGACTGTCACGATGACAGAGTCTCAGACTAAGACATTCAATGTCAGTGGAGCACAGGTAGAATATTTTGAGGATTTCACAAGGGTGTCTAGTGGAGCATACACTACCAATGCTTATTTAACAGACACACACACAGATTCATCTAATGGTATAGTCACTATGGATGTAACTTCGCATGGTTTGTCAGTGGGTGATAAAGTAGTAATACAAGACGGAGCAACACCATTTGATCTATACATTGGCAAAGAGGTTAGAGTGATTACTGTCCCAAGTGCCAATCAGTTTACATTCAACCTTGAGGTTGATGACGCTACAAGTAAATCCGTAACAGTCACTCGACCACTCGCACTCGGCAAAGGATTTATCCACCAACCCGGTGCTCCATTTGGCGAGTTCCATCAGCGTAGACTATGGTTACCTTACCAATACTCATCTGCATCGCCACCTGCGGACAGAAGTATTCGTGATGAAATAATAGCATCAGATATCTTAGACTCGGACACATTTGACGAGATTGGTAATCAGTTTCGCATCTCGTCAGGTAGAAGCGATTTTGTAGTTGGAATTAAAGGTTTCACACAGGATTCGGTAGTCGTATTCAATCGTAAATCTATTCACCTGATCACAGGTGCGAGTGGATCTTTGGCTGATGTAAAAACCACAATGGTTACAGACGAGGTCGGATCATCTGCCCGTAAATCTATTGTTCAGGTGGCTAATCAGATTTTATTTCTATCCGACCAAGGGATATACAGTGTGGACTTTATCGATGAGTATAACTTGCGAGGTACAGGCACACCGATCTCAGAAACAATTCAGCCTTTTATCGACCGCATCAATCAGGACTTTGCCCACCTGTCAGTTGGAGTTTATTTTAACAACCGCTATTGGTTGGCACTTCCACTAGACTCAAGCGTAGGCATAGGTGATGGTAATAAGCTGAATACTATTTTGGTTTATAACTTCATCAACCAAGGCTTTGAAAGCATCGACACAGTAAACTCTACAGACTTTGCGATAAGGGAATTATTAGTAGCTCGCGAGGGATCGCAGAATGCTTTATATCTGACAACAGAAGAAGGTGGGGTACATAAGGTAGATTCCTTGGACGGAGATGATAAGGTCTTACGGAAAGCAGGACAATCACCTACAGTAGACCCCGGCATTCCTGTGGTCAGTCAGTTGATTACTAGACAATACGATGCTGACACAATGGATCGTAAGACATTCAGTCGTGCTGAATTGCAACTTAAATCAAGCGAAGTCAATCCATCTGATGCTACTGTACAATTTATCACGGAAGATCCTGACTCTTTGTCTGATATATCAAGCATATCTACCTTATTGGGTAGCGAGCTTGACACTGCGGAGGATGCCTCGGTTCGCTTACGAGTAAATAAAAGAGGATTCGGTATACAGGCAGACATTAAACCAACTGTCGGTAGACCTTATGTCAGGGCAACTAAAGTAGATGCTAGAATATCGGATCGATCAACAACTTCAGTCTTTCAATAGGAGATAGAAAAAATGCCAATACTTAAAACAGGACAAGTCTTTACATCAGGTGATCAAGTCACCTCACAGAAATTAATGGACATCGCTGACCTTGCGACATTCGATGATCCCGCTGATGGTCAAACTATCATCGTTAATAGTCAGACCTATGGAATTAGCGGTGGAGATGGTAAACTAAAAGTTCCATCAGGAGGTATCACCTCTAACGAACTTGCCACAAACTCCGTCACTACTGATAAAATATTAGATGGTGCAGTCACTAGTGCAAAATTAAATGCCGATACTATATCTATACTTGTGCCTACCGCTATAATATTACCTTTTGCAGGTGCTAATGCACCACAAGGTTTTTTATTCTGTGCAGGTCAATCGCTACTTGTAGCTGACTATAGTGACCTACATGACGCAATTGGATATACCTACGGAGGTTCAGGATCATCATTTAATATCCCCGATCTTCGAGGCCGAGTGATTGCAGGTCAGGATGATATGGGAGGGGCATCTGCTAACACTTTAACTGATGCACAGGCAGATCAGTTGGGTGGGACATTAGGTGAAGAAGATCACCTTTTAACATCTGCCGAGTCAGGTATGCCTGCCCATAAGCATACTGTTAGCGATAGTAACAATGTAGGTACTACTGTTGGTAGTTGGGCGTATGGAGATGAAGGGGATGGTGTGCAGGAATCTGTAAATCAGACAAATGATGTTGCGGCTCAAAACGCATCTTCTGCACATAACAATGTCCAACCAACAATCATTTTAAATTACATAATCAAAACTTAATCGCCATGCATAAAGATAAAACAAAGATCCATTGGCACAAGCCGCTAGGCTTTTAAATGAGAATGCTCCCGAAGGTGAGTCACTCGCCTACATTAATTCCGCAGAAGCAAAGATGCTTAAAGATGCCGGAGGGGCGGGAGAACCTGTAAATAGTTCAGGCGTTCCATCGTATTTCTTACAGAAGCTTTTTGGAGGAGGAAAGAAACCACCTCCCTTGCCTAAACTAGATGTCGGAAAATCTGCTCGCGATTATGTATCCGCTATGGCAGACCCCGCTCTTCAGGGTCAACTCTTACAGACTCGTCAAACATACGATCCGCAATATCAGGACTTGCAGTTAAGCCTTGCACAAAGAGCTGCTGATCCGATGGCACAGCTTGCGGAACAAGAAGCTATGCGCGCACAGGAGTTTGGCGGTAAAATGGCAGAACGTCAGGTAGGTACTGATATATCTTTAATCAGTAGATTTGGTCCCGGTATGACGGAAGCAATCCGTGCATCCGATCCACTACAACAGCAAAGAGTAGAGGAACTTAATTTATTAGCACAGCAAGCCGCTGAAAGGGCACAGATACAAGACTTATCACCTGAGATGCGTAGACGAGCAACTCAATCCGCAAGGGAAGGACTTGTGGCACGTGGTAGAGATTTCGATAATATTGGACTTGTTGCTGAAGCAATGAGTCGAGAGGATTATCTCAGAGAACTTCGTAACGAAGCTTTACAACAAGCACAAGGTTTGGGAGGCATGGCAAGTGCAATGAATCGCGCGACTTCAGCAGACCCATTGATGTTGGCAAGAGGTGGAGGTAATTTTACTCAACAGGGATATGGAGCAAGGGCGGCTTTGTTTGGAATGCCACAGGAACAGGTAACTAGGATTAATCCTGACGCAGGTGTGAATATTGGCATGCAAGAGTTGGCTAATCGAGCACAATATCAACAAGCAACCTATGCGGCTCGCGAACAGGCCGCAGCGGGTATGGCGAGTGGTCTTATGAAGGCTGTAGGTACTATTGGGGCTGCAGCCATAACAGGAGGCGGTTAGCTGGGACAAGGAGTACAACAAAATCAAAACTTTGGACAAGGAATTAGCACATATCGAGGTGGTGGTGGTAACACTATGATTTCAGGAGGCTACAAACTATTTTAATATCATGGCAATAGGAGACACAGTACAGGCGGGATTGATGAGGATTGATCCCTCGGCAATATTAAGAGCAGGTGAAGCACAGGCGAGAGTCGGAGAAAGAATGGGGCAGACTGTGAGTGGTTTGGTTGGTACTTACGTGGATACTAAGAGGCGTAACAAAGAGCTTGAGGGAGAGATAAAAGGTGTATCAAGTGCCCTTAAAACACTTGCAAGAGCAGACAATGAATTTGCTGATTTATATGAAGCACAAGATGCAAGAATAAATGATCCTCAGATTCCTTTGTCACAAAGAACAGCAGAAGCATTAAGTTTTATGCAGAATCTTGGGGTTACTGAAAAGTTCCGTACTCAAAGGCAGTTAGAGGCACAACGAGGAAGGGAGCTTGCTATGGCAGAAGAGTTAAATACCCTACGTAGTGATGCAATGTTAGTAGCTAATATGCGCAATAAATTAGCTCTTGGTCAAGCAATCGAGGAAGAAGACCTTCTTCCTACAAGTGAGCGAATTGCTCGTAAAAAAGAAGAGAGGGAAATTAAACTTAATGCTCAGATAGAAAATTACAAAGCAGCTCAACTTAATCGAGCAAATGCTGAGACTAGACTTCGACAGTTAGAGGACAATCAAGATTTGGATCGTGCAACAAAAGAAGCTCAGCTTCAAAAACTACAGCAAGATCTTGAGTTGTCTGATATTCAGCTAAATACTGCACGTAGACAATTTGATAGAATCTCAGGTCTCGATACTAGAATTAATTTGTCAGATGAAGTCGTTCCTGACCCCAATAATGAAATTTTCCAATTATTGGCAACAATGGATTTAGATACTGCCTTACAAGGTGACCTTATGGGTACGACTATGAGAGTTCTTTCAGGAGGTCAAAAGTTTTTATTTGGTGGGACTCTTGCAGAAGCAACTGAAGCTGAAGGGCAAAAAATGGGTACAATAGATTTTCTTTTAAGAGAACCCTTACTAAAAAGAATTTCTTCTAGACCAACCAATTTAAC